GATTGATTCCAAGATAGTTGCTACTGTTGGAGAACAAACGATGAAGTTTGCACCACCTCTTAATGTTCTTTGGTGAATTGCATTTGATAATTTTTGAATTTTAGTTCCTAAAGTTTGGAACCATTGTCCTTGTGTGTTAAAGAAACCTAAAGATGGGTTGTTAGTTACAGTAGTACCACTTACACTTAAACTTTGGTTATTTACTGCTGACCAATATTCAGTACCGGCAGCTGCTGATTCAATCAACATATCTAAGATTTCTAAGTCAATTTCTAAGCTGATGTATTCGCTCATAATGCTAGTTAATTCAGCTTCAGCATCCAATGCATGATATGCATTTAAATCTTGAGCAAATTCTGGAGTCCATGCTGCTTTTAATTTTCTTGTTTTAGCAACAATAGCTTCAGATCTCATTTGAACATTGATTTGAGGGATTGTAATTGAACTGTTATTTGCGTTCAAAGCAGTGTTAGCATCTTCAAAATCACCTCTGTATTTATCAGTTGGTTGTAATGAATATGAACAAGTAACATTTGGTAATGAACCTGCTGGTGCAAATGCATCTGTTATTTTAGAACCAGTAATAACAAAAGTTACTGTATTATTTGAAGCATTAAAAGTAGTAAATGCTGGTAAATTATCTGCGACTGTAATATTAGAAGCTGATGTAAGAGTGAATGATCTAGCTGCTAAAAAATCAGTTGTATTTGATAAAGTTACAGTTAAAGTTTTCCAAGAACCAGCTGCTGCTGAAGCTGAATAATCGCTATCTAAATCAAAAGTAGCCCATGTAGCTGAACCCGTTGATGCTGCTTGTATTGATGAAGTGTTGTTAATTGAGTAACCAAATCTACCAGCACCATATAAACCACCAGTGTTTGTGTTACCAAAGTTAGAACCAGTATCACCATACATTGATTTACCTGCTGTAAATGGATTTTTAGATGTACCATATTGGAAATCTAAGAAAAACACTAGACCTGAAGGTAAATTCATTGGTTGAACACTAACGAATTCTTTTGATGCAATTTGACCGAAGATCTTACGAACTAACGGAAGAGCTACACCTGCCCATTGTTCACCAACACCTGCTGTAAAAGTAGCTGTTGAAGAAGTACCACCTCCTGTTTGAGAGGCTTCAATTACCAATTGTTTTGCTTGGTTTTCAAGGATCATAGACATATTGTTTTTCTCAGTTTCATTTTTGATACCTTCTAACAATCCTGTTCTACTCCATTTGTTTGCTAATCTAGCCGCGTCACCTTGTAGTGATTTATACGGGTTAGCTGATTCGAGTAAATTTTGAATATTTGCCATTTGTTTTTGTTTTTGTTTTTGTTTTTGTTTTTGTTTTATTTAATAATACCTGCTAATTTTTGAAACCTTGCTATCATATCATTTGATTCAATAATAGGTTGTTTTGTTTGGGGAACAGTTATAGACTTAGAAGCTCTACCTAAATTTTCTTGAATATTTCTTGAAGGGGTTTTTAAATTACTTAATAATGATTCATATACAAGTTTAGCTTCTTTAGTTGTTGTAGCTTTATCGAATGCACCTAATATATTGATTTTTTGAGATTCAGTCAAGCTCTTATTTCTAAAAATTTTATTTGTGTAAAGTAATTTTGCATTTAATAAATTAACTTCGCTAATATCTTTTTTCATTGCGTTGATAACACTATATGCTTCTTCTAATTCTTTACTCATTTTTGCTTTTGCTGCTTTTGCTGCTTTACCTTCTTTCATTCCTTTACATAATGTATTGTCAGGATATGATTTACATATAACTGCTAAAGCTTCTTCTGTTGAAATTTCATGTTCTTGACCATATTCTTTAAGATCTACACCTTCTATTTCATTTAAAAATTCATCAATTGATTCACCTGCTTCATCCTCTTCTTCTTCCTCTTCCTCTTCTTCTTCACCTGCTTCAATTTCCCCAGATGCAACCATTTCTTTAATTACACTTTCAATGAAATCTTTTAAGTCTTCTTCAGACATATCTTCAATGCTCATTTCTTCCTCCGTTTCTTCTTCGGCTTCCATTAAAGCATCATCTGACATTCCTCCAGTGCCTATGTTACCATGAGCTCCAGGACCTCTAGGATCATTAATTACTTCTTCCATTTCATCTTTTTCTAATTCAGACATAAGTTCTTCTAAATTGATTTCATCTTCGTCTTCTTCGTTTACAACATTTTCTCCAATTTCTTCGTTTTGGAATTCGATTGACTCCTCTGTTTGTTCATTTTCATCCATATTTTCTTCCATTTCTTCTTCCTCTTCCATCTCGTTGATTTTAGCGGAGAACATAGATTTTAAATGTGGGGTGAATGCTTCTTCAAGAGCAGCTTTAGCATTTGCAATAGCTGTTTCTTTTACTGATTTAGCATCTGCAATTGCTTCTTTTAATAAGTCTCTGTTATTTGACATTTTTCCTTTAGTTTGTTTTTTGGAAATACAATTATTAGAAATTGTAATGGGGGTTATGATTGGTTGGTACTATATTATAAAAATAGCACATTATGATTATACGTATGCCATATTTATATTAAAGTCGCGTTTCGAAGAAAAAGAAATGTCTTCTTTTTAGAGAAGACATCAATCTTAAAATACTATTTTAAAAGGGGTTAAATTATTGGGCAAGTTCCATGAGCACATAGTATTTCATAAAGAATAGAGTTTACTTTAGAATATTTATTTAATTTAGAAGATTGTAAACTTTCGTTCATTGTTCCTTTTACTGGGTGCATCCAACTACCTGGATTAGAAGGAGTAGATACAAAATCCCAACATGTTAATGTAAAATCGTCTTGTACTTCCATTAAATCACCAGTTTGTTTTAAAGTACCCATTCCTCTTGAAGATACTCCTACTGAAATGTTACTTTCTATAAGTGCTTTAAGAATATTACCAGATGGGGTAGGTAAAATTTCTATTTTACCCATTATATTATCTCCATCCCACCAAATATCTTTAATAGCATGAGATACGTTTTTTAGATTAATGATTTCAGTACTGGGATGGTCTAATTCTCCAGTTGCACGATTTTCTCTAATACTTTGCATGTATGTTTCTAATTCTCTTTCCCATAATTCTCTTTTGTAGTATCTTCCATTTCCATTTTTTACTTCTACTGTAGCTAAAATACCTTCTACTAGTGGATTTCCTGAAGATCCTTTAGTTCCTTCAACAAGTTGAATTGGATTAACCTGGAATGGTCTAGTCTCTATTAAAAGTTGTTTATTCATTTTATTTAAATTTCTTAATTCTTCTAAGAATAGATTCTACTATTCTATCAACTACCGATTCTTTTAATTGTCTATCTTTTGGTGCCATTGAATTATAGATTTTTTTACCTTCATCTCCCATTTTATTTACTAAACTCATTATCTTATCCTCAGATTCTTGACCATCTCTATATTTTCTTCTATCATCACTCATTTCAAAATACCAGTCATGTCTTGATATTAAATCTTTTAATACATCTGTATTTGATTCTTGATTTTCATTTAAACTCATCCCATTTTCATAGCTATATACTGTAGAATCTGAATCATACCAGTCTGAAATTGAATAGGTTCCGTCTTCATTTTTGTTAACATGTTGAACATATCCTTCTTCGCTATTAGCTTGTGCTTGAGCTTTTGCTGTTTCTAGATCCATCCCCATATTTTCTATTTCATTTAATCCTTTAAGGGATTTAATATATTCTTTAGCTAAATCATCTAATCTTCCTTTTTTAAACATATTATCACTAATGAATTTTTCTATTTCTTCATCAGACAATCCAGCATCCATTAATATATCACGAGCTACTTCCATTCGAGATTTTGCTCTTTTATCATATCCTATAGGATCATGAAACATTCCTATTTCATTTAGTTTGACAGTTTTTGGTTTACCAGGAGTAGCCATTTTTTGTACACCTTTAGAAGATTGAGCTTTCATATCCATTTCTTTTACTTTCTTAGGCATACCAGTTTTGTATTCACTTTTTCCTGAATCCTTAACGTTTGATTTTGGAGCTGTTTGTTT